CGCGCACCAGATCAGGGTGCACGCCGCGAAGGTTTAACAGGGAACGTGGGCCTAGCTTAAACGCCATTACCGATCTGCCTTGTTGTCCAGCTTGTCTTCAATCCGGCGAAGGTGCATCATCACCTCATCAAACTTCTTGTCGATGCTGTTGAACTTCTCATCGCCGAACTCCAGCTTGGTCTCAAGAATTGCAAGACGATTGCTCAACTGCGTCCATACGCCAATGATGGCGAAGATGCCAGCAACAACGGTAAGAAGCGTGTCGATGCCGAATGACATATCCATAGCTAATAAAACCTATCAGGCAGCAGGCGTTGTCGGCCACTGGATGTTGAACGGGTCACTTTGATCGGTGATGTCACGCAGTGCTTGGCGGTATACCGCCCATGCAGCGGCATCTACCAAAGCGTCAGGTAGTTGTGTCCAATCGCAATCGGCCAACAGCTTGTTACGCTCTGCGCGAACCACAGTCCATTGCGCTCCAACCGTTGCGGCTGATGCGTCTGCGTCGAGGTCCGACACAATATAGTTTTGTGTCCAAACGCCGTCGATCAGCAGCGCCGGTCCATGCTCGCGGGTCTGCGTGGCTGGGTCATAATAGGGCGGTGTCACTAGCTTCAGTTGGTGTACACCATAATGCTCAATCTGCTCAGGCGTCAGTTTCGCCACGCGGCAGTAATTGTCATCATCCCAATACGTCGGCTCAACATCATGGATGTGCCGGATGAAGGTATCACCATTGGCTTGGACGTAAAACAGGTTCATCCCTCTGCTTCCTTTGCTTTCCGTTTCGCTGTTACGCGCTCGACAGCTTCTGCGTATGCAGCCTCATCATCTATCTGCGCCTTTAGTGCTTCCGTCACCGCCAAGACGTTGCCCATCTGTTTACGGGTCGCGTCAAGGCGCTCCGCTATGTTCGCCGCAAATTCATTGTCTGTGGCGTTTGCTAGTAGATGCTCGAAATTCTTGCGGTCAAAGTCATAGTGAAAATACTCAACCTCACGGGCGTACATCGCATCCGCAAGGGTGTCGTATTTATATTCGGTTGGAAGTTGTTCGTAATTCATGAGTGCTTCCTATGGGTTGACTGTGAAAGCTACGCTAGTGCACGTATTCGCTGGTAGCGTTGTAGGATTAGCATATTTAGTTCCAAAACCGCTACTGCTCCAAGGGTACACGGTAACAAAAGGGGTAGTAGTATGCGTCACGGCGATAGCATTGCCGTATGACGAAAACGCGCCGCCAAAACCGTTGCCGATTGGCAGTGTAGCTGGGTCCGAAAACTTAGTTCCAAAGCCGCTACCGCTCCAAGAATAAACAGATACAAAAGGTGTAGTATCGTGTATTACAGCGATAGCATCTCCCGAAGGATTAAACGCCACGCCACGGCCAGCGCCAGCAGGTAGCGTAGCTGGGTTGGCATATTTAGTACCAAAACCGCTACCGCTCCAAGGGTATGCAGTAATAAACGGTGTAGTAGTATGCGCTACAGCGATGGCGCCGCCGGAAGGACTAAACGCTACGCCGTTGCCGGTGCTTGCAGGTAGCGTAGCAGGATCAGTAAATTTAGTTCCAAATCCACCGCCACTCCAAGGATAGACTGAAATAAACGGTGTTGTAGCGTGAGTAACAGCAACCGCATCGCTTGCCGGTGTGAACGCTACGCCGTTACCAGTGCCAGTTGGTAGTGTAGCTGGGTTGGTAAATTTAGTGCCGAAGCCAGAAATACTCCACGGGTACGCGCTTACAAAAGGCGTAGTGTCGTGGCCTACGGCAACCGTATTGCCGTTCGGTGCAAACGCAGTGCTAAAACCGCTTCCTGTTGGTACCGTAACTGGGTTGGTAAATTTAGTGCCGAAGCCAGAAATACTCCACGGGTATGCAGTGATGGCGGGGCTATTATCATGGGCGGCAGCTACAGCGTTACCAGAAGGGCTAAACGCAACACCACGGGTAGTACCTGTTGGCACCGTAGCGGGGTTGGTATATTTAGTACCGAACCCGCTGCTAGTCCAGTTGTACGCGGTAATAAACGGTGTTGTTGCGTGCCCTACCACCACAGTTTGAGAACCTGGAACGCCTGTTTGGTACAGGTAATTAGCCATCCATTTCGTTGATGTAACTTTTATGCACTGTAGCGTTTGGTTTGCAGGGACAAGTATCCCTCCAGTAGTCCCATTGCCAAACACCAATGTATCGCTTGTGATCGCTACGTTCACTAACGTCCCGCCATTTTCAACCGTAAACAGCACAACAGTGCCGATAGGAAATGCAACACTGGCGTTAGACGGAATAGTGTATGTTCTAAAATTGGCGTCTGACGCAGGATGGAATATCTGCTTGCCAGCATCGCCAAGGACAAGCGTGTAGTTTGCTGACTGGCTATTTTGCGGATAGGATACCCCATTCATCAGCGCAACCCAGCTTGCGTTTGTACCATCCGTTGTGACGTACTTTCCGGCGTTGCCGGTCTGTGAAGGAAGCGCAGTATTGAACGAGGTCTGCTGGACAAAGGCAGTCGTAGCTACCTGAGTTGTGTTCGTGCCAGTAGAAGCGGTTGGTGCTGTTGGCGTTCCAGTGAACGCAGGAGAAGCCAGCTTTGCAAAGCCAGTGTCCACAAACGCTGTGGTAGCAATCTGCGTTGTGCTGGTTCCAGAGGTAGCGGTAGGCGCAGTCGGAGTGCCTGTCAGACTTGGGCTTGCAAGGGGCGCATAGGTTGACGCAGCCGTGGAGGTTGCTAACTTGGCGTCAAGCTGAGTTTGAAGGCTAGATGTCACACCATCAAGATAGCCAATCTCAGTCGAAGAGACTGGGCCGATGCTCGTGGCCGAAGGAAGTGTAGCCGTACCAGTGACGGTAAGCGTCCCCGCGACAGCAAGTGTCTTACCAGCACCTACGTTAAGGCCAACGCTAGTCCCCGTACCCGCCGCAGCAAAAACGCCGTCAACAAGGTCGAGATCAGTGTTTAGTTTATTGCCCCAAGTATCGGCGGATGCACCGACCTCTGGTTTAGTGAGGCCAAGGTTTGTAGTTGTTGTATCCGCCATTAACCAAACGTCCTTGTCCTAGAAGCCAACCGACTTGAACCTGTCTTGGCCCGTTGCTCTGCAACTTCATATTCAGCCATCAGGCGGTCTAATATACCAGCCCAAACACCAATGCGCTCATCTTCTTTCAAATATGGCGCACTCTGAACGAGCGTTGCGTACAAGTATATATCAGGGTTGGCCGTTAAAAGCCAGTTAGATGTGTTCGAATCCGACAAACCAGCAACGCGGGCGTAGTACATCAACTCGCCTGTGTAAGAGCCGTCAGGCGCTGGGACGTGCTGGAACTGAGTGCCGACAGTTGAGAAGAACATTGGCACACCCGCCGCAGAAAACTTTGTCTTCTGGATGATGGCTTCTTCCGGCGTTACAAATTCCATAACCGTGATTGGATTGGTATTAACCTGATAGCGGATTGTCTCCATCCAATCGGATGGGCGGTTCTCATACTCCGCGTCAATAGTGACCGTAGCCCGTGTCACCATTTCTGGTGAACGAAGACGGCGGTTAAGCGCAGCCTCGGCTAATGAGATGAAGGACGGAATCGTCGCAGTTAGATCATCCCTGTTAAGGAAGTCCGCGACCGCAGCCCTCAATTCGGAGTATGTAGAAATTGCCATTAAACAGTCCCCGGCCTTGTGCGGAAGTAAAGGTTGTCCGGATCGTTCAACCACTTCTTCATGCGCTCTTGGTCTTGCGTAATACCTTGGCGCTCAAGTTCGTAATACACTGAAATGGGGATGCTGCCAACCTTTGTCCACTCACCCCAGCGTTCCGGCGCTTCGTTAAATTCGCGCTTGTTCTGCTCGATGATGGCGGAAACGTCTTGCTCTTTCGAGATGACCGCTTCATCCTTTTCGGCATCGTAATCGTAAAATGTTTTGACGCCTGTGAAAGCATCGTCGTTGATAAGGCGTTTAGTCATAAAACCCTCAATAGTTAGATGAGGGGGCGTTATGCCCCCTCACCCAGATAGACCTTCTTACGAAGTGGTCAAGTCGGCTACGATACCGTGCGCAGCTTGGCTGTTGACCTTCAGGCCGTACTCGACAAGGAGCAGAGCCTTCTCGGCGTCGCCGGTTTTCGCCAAATCCATTTTCTGGATTGGACGAAGAACTGCCAACGATGCGTAATCAGGATCGACGATGAACGCATCGCGGTCGCGCTGGAAGCGGTTAGGAACGATGTTGACCGTACCGAAGTCGGACACATAAACGTCGGCTGCGCCAACGATTTGCGCCTGCTGACCGGCTGGAACGTCGCGGAAGCGAGTTGCAATGCCGGTGA